AAGCATTGGGTGTTGACACCGGCCAAGATAAACTGCTTAAATTGAGCATGGCCATGATTGACGATGTGGCCAAAACAATCAGCACATTTATGAGCGACTACAAGGCCTTGCCCGACGGCGAGCGTCCTAAAGTAATGTTTGTGATTGACAGCTTGGGCATGTTGCTTACACCCACTGATGTGAATCAGTTTGATGCAGGCGATATGAAGGGTGACATGGGTCGTAAGCCCAAAGCACTAACTAGTCTAGTTCGTAACTGTGTGAATATGTTTGGTAGTTACAATGTAGGGTTGGTTTGTACCAACCACACATACGCCAGTCAGGACATGTTTGATCCCGATGACAAGATTTCCGGCGGTCAGGGCTTTATCTACGCTAGTTCGATCGTAGTGGCCATGAAGAAACTCAAACTCAAAGAGGACGAAGATGGCAACAAGATCACAGACGTCATGGGTATCCGTGCTGCTTGTAAAGTGATGAAAACACGCTACTCGAAACCCTTCGAGGGCGTACAGGTCAAGATTCCTTATGAGACAGGAATGAGCCCTTACTCCGGCATGGTGGATCTCATGGAGAAACGCAATCTCTTGAAGAAAGAAGGTAACAGCCTAGTGTTTGTGACCAGCGACGGTGAGATCATCAAGAAGTTCCGCAAGAAGTGGGAAGCCAACGAAGAAGGGTGTTTGGATCGTGCTATGACAGATTTTGGTAATCATAAAGAAGAGGTAAGTACCATCGAGGAGGCAGTAGAATGAATGAAGCAGTAGCAGTGGCCAGCGAAATTTGGTCAGAACTCAAGCGGTATGTGAATACAGTGGATCGCAATGAAGCAGCCGAGACAGTAGTTTCTATTTTGATCGACAACGACTGTGACGTGGATGATATCAAAGATACATTCAAAGGTGATTCAGATATCAAACGTGCGCTCACTACATATCTCGACAACGACAAATCTTATGAAGATGACGAGGAAGTTGAGGATGAAGAAGATTATCACGAAGATGACTGGGAAAATTAATGGATAAGTATTTCCCCATCAAAACAGCAACGGCTTGCCAATTGAAGTGGAACTGGAGCACGCTATATCTTTATAAGGGAGAAACTGCAAGTTGTCATCGATGTGAAACTATAAAGATAACTCCAGACACATTTGATACGTTTCACAATACTGATCAAAAACAAAAAGATCGCACGAGAATGTTAGATGGGCTCTGGCCAGACAGCACCAGTTGTTATTACTGTAGAGAGGTTGAACAGTCGGGCGGTTCCAGTGATCGCATGAGGCATCTTGCTATACCTAATCAATCTCCACCTGAACTCGAAACTGATCCTACTGCTGTGGCGGTACAACCTACTGTGCTTGAGGTGTTTTTTAATAATCAATGTAATTTATCTTGCGTGTACTGCGGGCCTGATCTTAGTTCAAAAATAAATTCAGAATACAACAAACACGGTCGATTTGAGAAAAATGGAGTAATACTTGAACCACTAAAAATTGATACCACGCATTCGGCATTGTTAGAAAAATTTTGGGCATGGATGAACCAATATTCAACCGGACTGGTAAGATTTACAGTGGGCGGCGGCGAGAGTTTCTATCAGCCTGAACTCGAAACTTGTTTAGAATATTTTGAATCCTCGAAACATCCTAATTTAGAATTATGTCTTATAACCAATTTGACTTTATCTCCTGTAAAATTAGAACAATATATCCAGAGATTTAAAAAATTATTATCTTCACGCAAACTCAAACGTATAGACTTAACTTGTAGCATTGATTGCTTGGGAGCCGAACAAGAATACACAAGATATGGTCTAGAGGTAGATAAATGGATTTCTAACTTTGAAATCTTATTGGATCAACCTTGGCTAACACTACACATAAATCAGACTATTAGTGTGCTTACAATCAAAACCATGCCGGGGCTGATTGAAAAAATAAAAGTATGGAAATCCAAGCGCAAAATAGGACATTTTTTTAGTATGGTTTCACCCGGACCAGAATATCTCGTGCCCACTATCTTGGGAAATAAAGTGTTTGAAAAAGACTTTGAACATATATTGGATATCATGCCACAGGGTACCAACGAAGATTTGTTAGCACTAGAATGTATGCAAGGTATCGCACATGCCTGCGCACAATCCACCCCCGATCAGATTGAATTACTCAAATTAAAAACATTCTTAAATGAGAATGATCGTCGTCGTGGAACCAATTGGACCAACACGTTTCCTTGGCTAGTGAAAGAATTACAGCATGTGGTATAGCCGCGTAGTTGCTAATCTAGGGTGTATTCCAGACTTTATAACTCACTACGAGCGCGAGCTCGACGATGCTAAAAAAGACTGCAAGATTGGCGGCTTGGTAGAAAAGAATATCACAGCATTGCCGGGTATCACCGAACAGAGATTTAACCAGCTTCAAGAGATCGAAGCTGTGTTAAACTATCTCAACATACAACTACGCAAGATACGCAGGAAACACTTTCAAAAGTATCTGGAAGGATATGCCCGCGCTCTTACCAGTCGTGACGCTGAAAAGTATGTGGAAGGTGAAGATGAAGTGATCGACTACGAAACCATCATAAACGAAGTGGCATATTTACGCAATCGCTGGTTGGGCATCATGAAGGGCTTGGATACCAAACAGTGGCAGATGGGCCATGTGGTCCGACTGAGAACAGCAGGCATGGAAGATATCACGGTGTAATCTACACTTATAAATATCTTTATGAAACCAATTCCTGTTTTTGTAGGATATGATCCCAGAGAAGCCATAGCTTATCATACCTGCGCAAATTCCATCATACGCAACAGCACCAGTCCGGTTGCTATCATACCTGTAGCTTTGAACTTGTTCGAAGACTACGCCGAAACACACACAGACGGCAGCAATCACTTTATCTACACACGTTTCTTGGTGCCACACCTCATGGACTATCAGGGATGGGCCATCTTTATTGATGGAGACATGATTGTGCGTGGTGATATTACTGAACTATGGGACTTGAAAGACTATACCAAGGATGTGATGGTTGTGAAACACGACTACAAGACACGCATGACAGAAAAGTATCTAGGTAGTCCAAACGAGGATTATCCCAGAAAGAACTGGTCGAGTGTTATCTTATGGAACTGCAAGGCTCTACGCAACTGGGCGCTAACTCCTGAGTTTGTGCAGAAATCAACAGGTGCATTCTTACATAGATTCTCCTGGATCGACGACGACCGACTGGGAGAGCTACCCAAGGAATGGAACTGGTTGCCTGATGAATACGGTGCCAATCCAGATGCCAAATTGTTGCATTACACACTGGGCACACCTTGCTTTGATGAATTCAAAGACACACCCATGAACGAACACTGGCATCGAGAACGACAGCTCACCGAGCACTGCCAACAACGGACTGTGTGATGGACGAAGAACAATACTCGCCACCGTTGGAAAAGCATGTGCTGGACATGGTGGTTCCAGAGATACGAAAACTGTTTGATGACATATTGAAATATCGTGTGGATCCTGAAGGTGCGTATTACGGCATCACACAACAAACTCTCATACAACAGATCGCTGAATTACCAGTGGATCGCATAGTGGCATTGGACAGCGAGTACAGATATGGAAGAAAAGGTCACATGTACGATCCAACATTACAAAGTTTCGTCCAAGGTGCAGGCGGACAGATCAGCACCTGGTCAAAAGAAGCCCTCACAAAGACCCCGGTGGTGCTGCGTGGAATAACCAAACGCAAACAGATGGACACCTGCAAGGCCACTGGTAGAGATTTTTATTACATTGACACCGGCTACTTTGGCAACGGAAAAAAGAAAAACTATCATCGTATCACACGCAATGATGTGCAGAACTTTGGCCCAATAAGAGAACGGCCTTCAGATAGATTTGATCGAACTGGTGTGAGTCTGAAAAAAGTACGTGCAGATGGCAGCAAAATATTACTAGCACCACCTAGCCAGAAACTGCTGAATCTCTATGATATAGATCTCGAGACCTGGGTCAATCAAACACTGGCTGAGATTGGGGCTCACACTGATAGAGAAGTCGTGATCCGTCGCAAGCAGGGTCGCAGTACCCGGATCAATGATGATACCATTGAAATGGCACTGAGCCAAGATATCTATTGCTTGATCACATACAGCAGTATCGCTGCCGGAGAGGCTATATTGTTTGGCAAACCTGCTATCACACTGGGCCCTAATGCAGCCGCAGCAGTATGCAGCACCAGCATCTCTGATTTAGAAACAATCAAACTACCCAGTCTCGACGAGATCTCGGCCTGGACCAGGCACATAGCATACTGTCAATTCACTGAAGTGGAGATGCGTGATGGCACCGCCTGGCGCATACTGAACGATGGTTGATGTTGTGGTATATATTTCTAGTGTGGCCAACTTCCTGAAGCACACAAGAAAAACACAATGCTTAGAAAGTTTTGCTGCTGGTGTGAGCAAACTGGGTCACAGTGTTGTACTTGAAACTGCTCACAGAT